ATATCCGTAATATACTTCGTATCCTTTATTTCTATATTCTTTAATTTGTTCTTGGCTTAACTTGTATTCACTAATGACTTTCATTTTATATCCTTCTTTCTAATCTTTATATATTTACTTAGTTATTATTAAGCTTTAATTTAAAAAAAAATTAAACAAGAAGCAAAGCTTAAAGCTCTACTTCTTGTTCAACTACTGCGTCTGGTCTGTAGTTTACATTATAGTAAGTTTGACCATTACGCTCTGAAACTACAGCTGTTCTTTCTACTGTAATTTCTTTACCTTTGATATGTTTTAGAACTTTTTCTACATTCCATTCATATCCATCTTCGTCTTCAGTTCTAAACTTGTCTATTTCTAAACCAGTTTGTTCTGCTAAAGCACAAAGTATAGCAGGTACTACTGAAACTCTAGTTGTATTAGCTGCATCGTAGAAAATTACATCTTTGAATGTTCTTTCTGAATTAGCTACTTTCATTTCTAAAGTGATAGTAAATCTATCTTCAGTACCTTTCTTTGTAGTATCTAGGATTACTACTTGTTTTTTACCTAGAATTGGTTTCATAGTTTTCATTTACATCAATCCTTTCTTTTTCAAACTATGCTTAAGTTCTTTATATCAAGAACTTCACTCGCTGAAGTTCTAACTGTATAAGCTAAACTTCAACTAAATCATAAAACTATTTATATTTGTCTTATGACACCTCATTAATACCAAACAAACTTGGGTAGGGCACCCGAGGTTGTGGTGCAGAGTCCTTGTTAATTGCAATAATGGGCGAAACCTTTGAGTATAAGAGCAACAGTCCTGTGGACTGTTGAATAACGGAAAAGGTTTTGTGGGACCCGTTGTTGTAATTAATGAGGTGCATGGTATAATGAGAGGTCATAAGTGGTTTCCTACCTTTAGGAAACCGCAAGGGAAGGTTACCTTATGTGGTCCAGCGGCAAAACGCTGGTCGACGTCGAAACGAACAGCCCTTGATCCAACTGGGAAAAGTTGGAAGAGAGCTCGAGAACAAGGTGGTCTCGATGGAAAGTCCAGAAAACCGAAGGTTGTTTGGTCGGCGTTTTTCAAGGCTAGTAACGCGTTCTCTTGCCTAGTAAAAAACCAGGGCTCAGCTAACAATTCACAACATACAGTGTCATTCTGCAGTCTTGGCTCTCGTCATTTCGATAGCGGCTCTAATGCACTGGAGCCCGTCGATTGAGTTCTTATTCGAGTGTCCGCACAATCGGTTTTTTAGGCTAGGGAACAAATTATGTATCAGATTGAGGTCTGAAAATGCCGATAAAATGGGACTTGATACAATATTTGTATCTAGTGTGTTGTTGGAAATTGGTGAAAATCATTACGAATGATACAAATAATGTTCTGTAAAACTCTTTTTCTAAAAGTTATTTAAGGGGTAAAAAATTAAAATTTGATACAATATATGTATCATGAGTATTATGATTTATTTGAGTGATACAAAATCTGTAGCAAAAATTAAAATTACAAGTACATACTAGCATCTGGGGAAAAAGTTTTAGGGTACAAAATGGCCACTTTTTTGTATCACGAAAAAAGTACGCAAAAAAGGAACATATGTTCGATATATAAAATAGTAAAATTGATACAATATTTGTTTCATGTGCCGTAAACACTGACTAAAATGAGGACTACAATGATACAGTATCTGTATCTAATATGACTTACAAGTCTACTTAATACTTCTGATTAGCAATAATCTAAATAAAAACTACTTTTATAGACTTCTATGGATGCAAATTGCGAGGGCTTAAGGCGTGTTATTTATACGCCGCCTATCGGCAAGTACAATACTAAATAAGTTAATATAAATATATCACCGGGTAGGCGGAGCAATTACTGTCGTAAAATGTTTAAAGTTTGAAAATATAATTCTGTGACCCTGGGTCACTTTGAAAATGTGTTTAGTTGACCCCTTTTATATTCCCCTAAAGCCCTGTGTGTGTGTGGCTTTAATAATTTAACTCATCGTTTCATCTTTCTAAAAACTATTTACAAACCAACACCACCATGTTATACTTAAGGTACCGAGATAATAAATCTCGGGCATGTTGGTTCTTCCCTTGCGAGGGAAAGCGATAAGGGCGAAGAGCCCTTAAAAGGAAATTAAAGTAACACACCACCCCGTGTTGCTTTTTTTATTTTTATAATGTATACTTATCATAAAGGAGGAATTAACATGAAGGTTAAATTTGAAAAGCGTGAAGTCGATGCTGAATCACTTATAGCTATAGGTCAAGAAAAAGGTAATACATTCTGCGTAATATCACCTACTCTTAACTTACAACTAGCCTTTCAGTTATTACACACGTTATCACTACATCTTTTAAATGCTTACACAATATCTGCAAACGGTGGACAGTTATCTGAAAAACCTACTGAAGAAGAACTTAATAAGTTCATATCTATTAAGCAAGAGTTATATGATATGTATAACTTAGCAGTATCTTCAGTTCTTGAGCACTATGCCCCTGAGTTTGAACTTCGTCCAGACTTAACTGCAGATGCCATCGCTAAAGCAGAAGAAGGTATAGTTAAAGATAAGTATTCACATCTATCTCCAAAGGAAAAACAAGATGCGAATGCTAATATTCAAAAACTTAAAAAAGATCTTTTAAAACAAAAGATGGCTTCTAAATCTAAAGCCAAGACAGCTAAGGAGATTGAAGAAGATGCTACTAAGAAAGTGTCCGAGGTGTAACTCAAACCTGCAGCCAACTACTGCACTTTCAGGAGCTCCATCTACTGACTGGCTTGAGTGTTCCAATCCTGTATGTAACACGTATGTAGATACGTATACACCGATGGAGCACCAAACATCTGTTCACAAAGATGCCCACCGTATTATTGGAAACTTCGGATCATACGGTACAGGTAAAACAAAAACATCTGAGAAGGAAATAGAAAAACACATTCTAATTACTCCAGGTGCTAATATTTTAGTTGGAGCTAACGTTACGTCTCAGTATGAGCAAACAATCCTTAGGGATTTTGAACGTTCTTTTCCACAGGCATTCTTAAAAACAAGGAATGTACAAAAAGCATATTTAGATTTTATTAACGATGCCCGCCTTATGCTTCGTCCATTTGACGATCCAGATAAACTAAGATCTAACAACTATTCAATGGTAGTTATCTTGGAAGCATCGGAAGTACAGGCAGAAGCGTTTCATCAGTTAAAGACACGTCTTCGTAATACAGCAGGACGTAGAGTTATTCCCTCAACTCACGAAGGAGAAGAACCTACAGTATACGATTGGCGTAAATTAATATGTGAGTCCAACCCAGACTCTGGCTGGATAAGAACTGATATTTTACAAGTGGCTTCAGATATTCATCAGTTTGGAAAGTTCTGTAAGGAACATTATGATCAGATGCCTGAAGAAATAGATAAAAATATTTCTTGTCATATAGCATCTACAGATGTTAATACATTTCTTCCAGATGATTATATTGAGGTTAATACAAAGAATAAACCTGAGTGGTGGATTAGAAGGTTTATTCATGGTAGTTTCTTATTTGCTGAAGGTCTAGTATATCCAAACTTTGCAAAGTGTATTAGACCAACACCTAATAAGATTATTATTCCACCGAAGTACAAAGTTGTAGCTGCACACGATTATGGATTACAAGACCCATCTACTTTCGTGTTTGGTTATATAGATACTGACCGAGGTAAGTTAGTCATTTATAAAGATATTCGTACGAACAATACTTCTGTTAAAGAACTCGCCGACCTATTCAAGGAAGCAGCTAAGGATGTTGGTATAGGACAATGGTATACTACACCTATAATAGATCCTAAGAATAATAAGAGGGATTATGACAAGAAGGATTTAATCACACATTATGCAGAGTACGGTATTAGTTTTAAACCAGGTTATGTTAATCGTGAAGCTAGAATCTTCAGACTTAATGACTACATTGAGCAAGGAAGACTAGAAGTATTTGATTGTTGTAACTATTTAATACAAGAAATGCGTGAATGTAAGTTCAAGCCTCGTACATTGAATGATAAATCTAATGCTAAGGACGAACCTATCGATAAAAATGACCACAGTATCACACCATTGGAGTGGATTTGTATGGAACTTCCAGCTGATCCACGTAAACTTTTCTTAAATATGTTCGACCAATATGGTAATGACATAGAAGAAAAGCGTAAGAAAATGAATGAAGGAGGTTGGCAACTCGGTTCAGAGTCAACTTTAATCGATTCATTTGAAGATCAAGGTACCACTTTCGGTATCGAAGGAGGAGATCTATATGGATAGTCTTTTATTTTTTATAGTTGGTGCTCTGTTGATGTGGTTAATTTTGCAAAGACCACTACAAATTACAGTTCATCACAAAAATGAGAACATTATTCCTGAAATTCCTGATGTTGCTATCCCAAAAATGTCTGAGGTTACTGGTAAAGCAGACCCAGATGAGGATCAAACGTACGAGGAAATGGGAAAAATTATGGATAATGTACAAGAAATCTTTGGAGGGAGTGATAGATCATGACAAAGAAACCTGCCAAAGACATTTATGGGTCAGAGTTACTGCCAGAAGAGGTGTGTCTTAAACGTATTCAAGATAAAATTAGGGATACAAACGCACATTATAACAAAGCAGTAGAAAGAATGCGTATCTTAGACGGTGCTGATAGAGGAAAAGTGTGGGATGTTGTTAAAGCTAAGTTCCCATCTTACCAATTAACACCAGATACGAACTGGGTTAACTATATTAAAGACAATTTAGTTGCCTCAATCTATACAACTGGACGTTATGGGGAGTTAATGCCACGTGCAGAAGACGACATTCAGTTATGTGTAGAGTTTAATTCAGCTATGGACACTATATGGGCTAACATTAAGGCAGATTATTACCAAATGTTAGCAGGTGAAAGAGCTGCACTTTTAAATTTAGGTGTTACAATGGTCGGTTGGAACAAGAATTTAGTGGGAGGTACAAAGAATTACTGGTACAAGGGTGATATTATTTTTAAAAACATAGACCCTATGAAGTTTAGACGTGACCCTTATGCAGATGAGTTCGATAATGCAGAGTTCTGCTACTATTTCGACGATTACTCTTTATCAATTATTAAATCTAAGAAGATTTATAAGAATAGAATCAATGAACTTATCAAAGCATTGGGTGAAAATCTAGGAGGTTACCAAGCAGAGACTGAAGTAATCGCTGCTAATGACCGTAAACAACCAGATGGTTCTAATGATAGCTACCACCGTATCACTTATTACTATGAAATGTACTCAGCTGATACAGAAGATGGTTATAAGATCTGTGAAGTACACTTACTTGATGATAAGTATGTACTATATTGTAAGCAAGACCTTAAACCTAGAATGTTTCCATTCGCACTTCTATACTGTAACTTACCTGCAGGAGATTTAGTTGGTTCATCTGAGCCTGCTAAGATCTTTGGTAACTACTTAACATATGATTTGCTTAATTCAATCTATGCAACATATGCTTATAAGGCACAACGTCCACCTAGATTTGTAAATGTACAATCAGGTATTAACTTAAGACAGTTTGCTAAGTATGGTAATGATGCAGATAAGACATTCCCAGTTAATGGAGATGCGTCAACAGCTGTTCACTATGGACAGTTCCCACCACTTCCACCAGAATTGTTACAAATAAAGAACAATATTGGTACCGATATTATGACATCGTCTGGTATCGATCCAATGTATACAGGAAAAGACACAGGTTCTATTCAAACAACTGGAGGAATGGATGCACTTACTGGTAATACAACTATGCGTGATAATATGAAGATAGCTTTGTATGAACAATATACTCGTAGACTAACTGAGTTGGTTGTTAATAATCTAATACAGTTTGGTGATAAGAGAACTTATACAGTTAAGGATCCTATTACACAACAAGTCAAGACAGTTACGTTCGACTTTCCTGCTATCGACGATGATATCAGATTCAGATACGATATAGATATTCAAACTTATCTACCTCGTAGTAAAGCTAGACTTTCTGCAGCAGCTAATATGCTACTTGAAAAGCAAGCTCAATACAAACCTGATCCTGAAATCATAACTGTTGAAGAATGGTTATTAATGCAAGATATTCCATTCAGAG